AGGGAGAGCGACTGGAACGCCTGCAAGGTCGACAACCCTTCCAAGGACGGCGTGGTCGTCTACGCGGTGAAGTTCTCGCCAGACGGGTCTGTGGGTACCTTGGCGGCATGCCACAAGAACGACGTGCCATTCGTATACGTGGTGGACTGCCGCTCCATGAACGGAGGGCTGTCATGGTTCGCGGACAACCTAGTCCAACGCAAGGACAAGGCCGCGCAGATCGTGATAGACGGGCAGTCCAACGCGCAGGCATTGAACGACATATTGCTTGACCGCGGCGTTCCCAGGAACGTCATCAAGCGCCCCAACACATCGGATGTGATAGCGTCCAACTCCGCATTGGTCAATGCGGTGAAAACCAGGGAGGTCTGCCACTACGGGCAGCCAGCCCTCGACGATTCGGCAACGAAAACAACACGGCGCAGGATAGGCAACAACGGCGGCTTCGGCTTCGCATCGACGGAAGAGGCCGACGCGACCCTCATCGAGGCCTGCGCACTGGCATACAGAGAAGCCATGATAACGAAGCGCAAACCCGGCAGAAAGGCGGTCGTTTTCTGATGGAGACACCCAGAACCTATCCCAACGGACTCGGAGGACGGAAAGTGAACGACAACCCGCAGCCGGACACATGGCGCAAGGTCGTCGTCTACGGCGACTATGAGATAAACGCCAACATGCCCGCGGAGTACCTCGCCATGATCGAGGACTGCCTCGACCTCTGGGCGGGCAAGCTGACGCGCAACATGCTCAAGTACCGCTACTACAACGGCAAGAACGTCCTCAAGGACTTCGGCATCTCCATCCCGCCATCCCTGCTCTCGGTCGAGACCGTGGTCGGATGGCCGCAGAAGGCCGTCGACTCGATGGCGGTCAGGTGCCGTTTCGACGGCTTCAAGTCGCCCGACCCTGAAGTCCAGGCAGAGCTCGACGCGCTCTCCGCCCGCTCAAGGCTGAACGTCAAGTTCCGCCAGGCTACGGAGTCGGCGCTCATCCACTCGTGCTGCTTCGCCACGGTCAACATGGAGGACAGCGCCCGCATCGACTTCTGGTCTGCGGAGAACGCCGCCGCCCGCTGGGACGACGCGGCTGGGCGCATCGCATACGGCATCACCATCGACGCGTTCGACGAGTGGCAGCCGAGCGCCATCACCCTCTACGCCACGGACGTGGTCATCAAGGCATGGGACACGAAGAACGGCATCTGGGAGTGGGGCTACCAGCCCATCTCGATGGGCCGTCCGACCATGGTGTCCTTCGCCTACCGCCCGACCTTCCGCAAGCCGTTCGGGCAGTCCCGCATCACCCGCGCCGTCATGTCAATCACGGACAGCGCGGTCAGGGAGGCTCTGCGCACGGAAATCAGCGCCGAGTTCTTCACCTCCCCGCAGAAGTATTTACTCGGTGCAGACCGTGAGGCGTTCGAGCAGACAACCAAGTGGGAAGCCTATGTGGGCACGATTTTTTGTTGCGGGCGCGATGAAAATTCGGACCTTCCAGTATTCGGCCAACTGCCGCAGGGCAGCATGCAGCCTCATACCGAGTACATGCGCAGCCTCGCGGCGCGTTTCAGCGGGGAGACCAACGTGCCCATCAGCCAGCTCGGCGTGATACACGACCAACCCGCGAGCGCGGAGGCCATCTACGCGGCGAACGAACCGCTCATCATCGAGTGCGAGGACTTCAACGACGGGGCGCGTGACAGCTTGCGCATGCTCGCCCTCATGTCCTTGGCGGCGGAGCACGACGTGCCGCTGGCGGACCTAGAAGCCCGCTACATGGACTTCACGGTCAACTTCGCCAACCCCGCCATGCCGTCCATCGTCAGCCAGACCGACGCGATGGTCAAGCTGGCGGCGAGCGTCCCCGGCTTCGCCGGCACCGACACCTTCTGGGAGCAGGTGGGATTCTCGGAGGACATGCGCCGCAAGGTGCAGACCGAGGTCGCCGCGAACATGGGCATGCAACTGGTAGCGGCGATGGCCGATGAGGGTTAGCGGCAAGGCGGTCAGGCAGCAGTCGCAGATCATATCGAAGCTGAGCAAGTCAGCCGCCATCATGGCCGCAGACAACATCATCGACGGCATGGAGGCGGAAGAGGTTGTTGACGTCGCCGTCAGGATAGCGACGGCGTACACGGAGATGTCTGCCGCCCTCACGGCGAACTACTACAACTCCATCCGCTCCGCATCAAAGGTCAAGTCGAGGTACACGGCCGTCATGGACTCGGGCTACGCGCAGTCGGGCACGGCCGCGGCTGCGCAGGCGATATTCGACGAGGTGGCGGCTGGACGCGCCACGGCTCCGCTAGCGAAGCTCATAGGCGACGTGATAGGCCGCGACATAAAGAACGCCGCAGACCACTGCATCAGGTGGAATTGCAGGCGCGACCCCGCAAAGCCGAGGTACGCCATCGTGCCGACGGACGACGCGTGCGCCTTCTGCCAGATGCGTGCGGGCCTCGGATACACCTACGCGGATGAGGATGCCGTGGAGAGCCACACCAACTGCTCCTGCACGGCGACCCCCGTGTTCAACGGCGCGACGATACAAGGCTACGACCCGAAATACTACGAGAGCAAGTACGAGGAGGCCGCCAAGGCTTACAGGAGCGGCGACATATCCGACGACATGAAGAAGCGCATCGAAAGGCAGAGGGAGCTGAAGGGCGACGACTTCAAGAGCACCAACGCCATCCTCATGGTGATGAGGGAGCAGCAGGGAATCACATAGAACGGTCTAGCATTAAGGAGCGGACATGAAGCACGCGGCTTACTGCGGCACCCGGGAGATATACGACGACATGATGACGAGCGCGAAGTCGCTCATCGCCAACTCCGATGTGGACTTGGTGCACTTCATCATCGAGGACGACCAGTTCCCCTACGAGCTTCCCGACATGGTGCGCACCATCAACATGGCGGGGCAATCGTTCTTCGATCCAGACGGCCCCAACATGAAGAGCCAGTACACATACATGGCCATGATGCGCATAGCGCTCTGCCATGTGCTCGATGCGGACAAGGTGCTCTCGCTCGACGCGGACACCATCGCCATCAAGGACTGCTCCGATCTCTGGGACATACCGCTCGACGGCTGCTACCTCTCCGCATCGGAGGAATGGCACCGCACCGCCGACGGCTTGCAGTACACCAACTTCGGCGTGGTGCTCTACAACCTGGAGAAGCTGCGCGACGGCAAGGCTGACGAGTGCATCGACGTGCTCAACCGCCGATACTTCAGATGGGTGGAGCAGGACGTTGGCAACTACCTCTGCCAGGGCAGGATACAGCCGATGCCGGCAAAGTACAACGCGAACTTCTTCACCAACAAGAACGTCGGAGAGTGCGTGATAAAGCACTACGCGGGCGTACCGAGGGGCCAATGGCTCTACGAGCCGGAGCCCGTGAAGTACCGCAACATGACATGGGACGAGGTGCTCGCATGCAGAGAGTGCTGATATGCGTACCGACGTATGAGAACATCACGCCCGACACCTTCAAGGCCATCTACGACATGGATAAGCCGTGCCCCACGGACTTCGAGTTCATCAGGGGCTACGACGTGGCGACGGCGAGGAACAAGTGCGTGCTGACCATGCTGGACGGAGACTACACGCACCTGATGCTCATAGACAACGACGTGACCCCGCCCAAGGACGCGCTCGCCAACCTCTTGGAGGACGACCTCGACGTGGTGAGCGGGTACTACGCGCACAGGAATAAGGACAACGACGAGACGATCGTGACGAACCTCTGCAAGGTCGGCGAGTTCAACTACATGACCCAGTGGGACGGGGACGAGCTCCGAGCCGAGCTTGCGAAGGGGAACACCGTCATAAGGATACACGGCGGCGGGATGGGGTGCATCCTCATCAAGCGCCATGTGTTCGAGCGCATATCGTACCCGTGGTACGACTGGGTGAACTACCGAGACCCCAAGCGCTCCATGCTCTCCGAGGATCTGTACTTCTGCGAGAGGTGCGGAGCGGAGAGGATAAAGATGCACGCCGACACGCGGGTGGCATGCGGCCACCTGTTCAGGCGGATACAAACGGTCTAAACGCCATATAAGGCGAGTAGATAGTCCGAACGTCCACGAACCCCAGACCGCATGGGAAGGGGTCGCAGGACGCACCACAGGCACCCGCAGGGGTGCTTTTTTTATGCCCGCAGGGGCAGAAGGGAGTTTGTCACATGGCAGACGAACAAGTCCAAGAGGCGCAAGCCCAACCGGAGCCGCAGGGCGAGGAGAAGCCGCGCACCGATTGGAAGGCAGAGGCGCGTAAGTGGGAGAACCTTGCCAAGAAGGGCAAGGCCGCCGAGGAGGAGCTTGCGAAGCTCAAAGAGGCGCAGATGACCGAGCAGGAGAAGGCGAACGCCCGTGCCGAGAAGGCCGAGCAGGAGCTGGCCGCCATCAAGGCGGAGCAGGAGCGCCTGACCGCTGCGAGGGAATGGTCGGCGAAGGAAGCCGTGCCGTTCGACCTCCTGGAGTTCATCGCAGCCGACAAGATGGAGGACTTCTGCAAGGCGTACAAGGCCGCGCAGGTGCCCATCCCCTCCGCCGCATCGGCGTTCTCCACGCGCATCGTCAAAGAGGGCGCGAAGCCGTCCACACGCGACGTGTTCGCGCAATTCGCAGAACAGCAACTGAACAGATAGGAGAACCGAAATGGCTCTTGACACCACTTCCCACGACATCTATCGCGGCACCTCCGGCATCACCCTGCCGAAGGAACTGTCCGATGAGATCTTCGAGGGCGCAATCGCCCAGTCCGCGATCATGAAGCTCGCCGAGCGCGTCTACCTGCCCGGCGCAGGCCTCGCCATCCCCGTCATCACTGGCGACCCGACGGTCAGCATCGTGAACGAGGCTGCCGAGAAGCCCGTCAGCAACTCCACCTTCGAGACCAAGAACATGGTCCCGAAGAAGTTCGCCGTCATCGAACTCGTCAGCGAGGAGTTCCGCCGCGACCTCCCGCGCCTGTACGACGCTCTCCTGCGCCGCCTCCCGGGTGCCATCGCCAAGGCTTTCGACAAGCAGGCCATGACCCAGGTCGCCCTCACGGGCTTCGACTCGCTCGTCGGTGCCCAGCTCGTCGCCGACATCCCGACTGGCATGCAGGCCATCGCCGCTGACGGCTACCGCATGACGGGCATCGCCGCGGGCCCCGCTGGCGAGGCTGACCTCATCACCGCCGTCAACGGACTCGGCATGCCGCTGTTCGCCGAGAGCATCGAGAGCGGCCGCCTCGGTCGCATCTACGGCGCTGAGGTCGTCCCCTGCGAAGCCATCAACGGCCTCATCGCTGGCGACTGGTCGAAGTGCAAGTACGGCATCGTCGACGGAATCAACATCAAGATCAGCGACACCGCCACCGTCAACGACGGCTCCGCGCAAGTGAACGTCTGGCAGCGCAACATGCTCGCCATCCTTGTCGAGGCTGAGCTCGGCTTCGTTTGCGCCGACACCGACGCATTCTTCCAGGTCGCCGCATCCGGTCAGACCGGGGCGTAAGAACAGAAGGGGGGTAGGTAATGGCCTACGCAACGTACTCCGACATCGAGGCGCGCTGGCGGCCCCTCACAACCGAGGAGCAGTCGTATGCCACGACCCTATGCGATGACGCGTCCGCCATCATCGACTCCCTGACGGAAGTCCAAGACGTGGAATTGGCGCGGATTGTCACCTGCAACATGGTCATCCGCGCCATGAGCGCCGCGCCCGACTCCTACGGGTTGAGCCAGTCGTCCATGACCGCAGGACCCTATACCCAGTCGTGGACGTACTCCAACCCGAGCGGGGACATGTACCTCACCAAGCTGGAGAAGCGCATGCTCGGCATCACCTCGGGCTACATCGGCTCCATCCGCCCGTGCATCAGGGGTGGTCTCGATGATTAAGGGAGTCACCGTCACGGTGAAATCGCCCATAGACGGCCAGCCCGACCGCTTCGGCAACGTGACGAGGACGTACTCGTCGTCTGACGTGGCCAACGTCCTCGTGTCGCCCGGGTCCACCGTCGAGCTTGAGGCATCCCGCCCCGAGGGGGTCACGGTGTCCTACACGCTCCACTTCCCCAAGTCCTTCAACGGGTCGCTGGAGGGGTGCATCGTCACCCTTCCAAGCCCTTGGGCGGGGGACTACCGCGTGATAGGCGACCCGAAGCCCTACATCGACGCGAACACTCCGACGCGATGGCACACGCCCGTGGAGGTGGAGGCGGCTCATGGCTAACGTCGAGATAGACATCGACGACGAGAAGCTGTACATGGCCGTGCAGGACGCGGAGGGCACCGAGGGCGCATTGAGCGAGGCCGTCAACTCCATATCGTCGCGTGCCAACGCCCTCTCGTCAGGTTTCAGGACGGGGCGGTACTACGACCGCGAGGCCCACGAGCTCAAAGGCGACACGCAACCGTCGTACAAGGGCGACGTGCGGCGCATGGGCAAGACGGAAGTCGGCATCGTATACACCGCGAACTACGCTGCGATGAAGGACAACATGGAGCACAACACGCTGCTCAAATCAGTCAGATAGGAGGGGCCATGCCCTATTCAGTGGAGCAATCGTTCGTCGAATGGTTGGCGGACAAAGGCTACGCCGCCTCTACCTACCCGCCCAAGAGCGGCAGCGAGTTCGTGACCATCGAGCGCACCGGCGGCATCGTCGCCGACCTCATCGACCACCCCACGGTGGCGATACAGACATGGGCGCAGACCGCGCCCCGGGCCGAGGAGATGGCATTGTCCATCCGCAACGCCCTCTTCACGTCGCGCCCTGCGGGCGTGGCGCACGTAACCGTAGACGGTCTCTACCCGTTCTACGACGAATCGACAAGGCTGCCGCGCTATCAACTCGTTTTGAACTGCACGGCGCAATTAACTGACTAGGAGGCCGTATATGGCAACAATGAACACCGCCGAAGTCGGCGTGGGTTCCGCGAAGGTCACCGGGGCCGTCTGGGTCGCTCCCGAAGGCACCGCCCTCCCGACCGACGCCACCACCGCGCTGGCTGGCACCTATAAGCTGCTCGGCTTCACGTCCGACGCGGGCGTGACTATCTCCGAGAACGACAACTCGCAGGACATAATCGCCTGGGAGGGACGCGCCAAGGTCTACAACGTCAAGACCGAGTATTACGAGACGGTCGCGTTCACGCCCATCCAGACGAACGCGGACGTGGCCAAGCTCACGTGGGGCGATTCCAACGTCACGGTGAGCGGCTCCACCATCTACGCGAAGCACACCGCCGCGACCCTCGACCCCGTGGTCATCGTCATCGAGACCTCTCCGCGTGAGGGCATCGTGAAACGCTACTGCGGCACGTTCCAACTCACGAGCCGCGGCGACGCGACCCTCGACGGCACGCAGTCCGACATGAGGCAGCTCACCTTCAACTCGCTGCCCGATAGCGGCGGCGTGCACATGCACGAGTACATGTCCGTGACCGGGACGACCGGAGCGTAGGTATGGTAGACATCGACGGCTTGAAGGTCGAGATCGACCAGGCTAAGGCTTCCGACTGGCACATGTTCAGCATCCTCCGCAAGGCAGACGGCGCAAGCTCCAACGAGCAGATCGCCATCATGTTCGAGGCCATCGAGTACATGACCGACCAGACGGAGCAGTCAATCGTCGAGCACCTCGGTGGCGACACGGCGCAAGCCGCCGATGTGCTCAGCATCGCCAATCGGATAATCCAGGCGGCGACGTCAAAAAACTAGGTGCGCTCGTGGAGGCGTTCAAGCAAGAGAACGCCCTGCGGGCGGACCTCCAGCGCTACTACGGAATCGACCTGGACGCAGCCATGAGGGGGGAGCACAGCGCGGCGCACATCGCTGCGCTCGTGTCGTATCTCCCCTCCGACTGCAACCTGCGGAGGCTCAATGACAAGGATGCGGCGTGGACGCTGCGCGACATCCTCCTGGCCTCCATCCTCAACTCCCTGAACATGCTCATCTACGGATTGAGCGGGAAGAAGGGCAGGGGCAAGAAGCCGCAGATGGTCGGTCCATCCTACATCACTAAGAACAAACTGCCCGCGAGGAGCATGACAGTTGAAGAGCTCCTCGCGGAGCTTAATAAGCCGAGGGGGTGACAGAATGGCAGACGAGCAGACCATCGGCACAGCGTATCTGACCGTCAAGGCGAAGCCG